TCAGGGCGTAAAAAACCTGTCCGATTCGGAGTCTCCGATTCGACAGGTTAAAATCATTCAACTGAAGAGCGATTACCCAGGTTTCAAGGTACCTTAAAACCGGGCTGAACACCTATTACACCGGTTGAAAAATTGACTCTTAGAGCACTTTTTTCAACCGAAATTACTCACCAAAATCTCTTGCCGTGCCTTGTCTCTGCTCTCAGCCTTCCTGCCGGTGCTGTATTTCACCGACAGCGACTCAATATTAAACGAGGAAAAGAGTTTTCTCATAACAGGGTGATCACCCAGCGAGAGCAGAAATGTGCCCTTTATGGCGCCCAAAAAGGCCGCAAGGGCTCTATAATCTTTCTCCTCGAAGTTATAGTGGTAATCCTTGGTCCCGTAGTAGGGAGGGTCCAGGTAAAAGAACGTGTGCTCCCGGTCATACCTTCCTATACAGTCCTTCCAGTCAAGACATTCCACGGTCACCCTGGCCAGGCGCCAGTGCATCTCCAAAACCGTCTCCTCCAGGCTCAAGAGGTTCAGCCGCGGCGGATCGGTCGTGCCGTAACCGAAGCCGGGGTTTACCATCCGCGAGCTGAAGCTTGTCTTTAAAAGATAAAAATATTTGACCGCACGCTGGATGTCGGTCAAGGTGAAGCCGTCCTGGCGCTTCAGGATCTCGAAAATCTTCCTCGAGATCACCATGTATTTAAATTGCCGCACAAACTCCTCGAAATGATGCTGTACGATCCTGTATAAATTCACCAGCTCCTCATCCCTGTCGTTTAACACCTCCACGGCGGAGGGTTCCTTTCTGAAAAATACCCAGCCGGCCCCGGCGAACACCTCACAGTAGCAGGTGTGCTCCGGAAACCGCCCGATAATGGTCTTTGCAAGCCGTGACTTTCCTCCCACGTAACTCAACGGGCTTTTCATGGCACCTCCCTTCAAAAAAATATTGCCTTTTCCGGATCTGCCTGCTACCGTTTTGCTGTTTTTCATCACCAAGGCGGATGGCAGCAGGTAATCCTGTCCCGTGTTCTCCCACGGGGTCTGGGGAGGTGCCAACTCCCCGGACTGCTGTCCGTTATCTCTTTCTTATATCGCTGTACGAGCCTTCCATAAAAACCTCACAGTTTCCGGTTGACTCAACCTTATGGGCCTGTTATCCTTATAATTACCAGGGAGCATTCCCGGCAACAGGACGGGCAGAATCATGCCCTCCTTTCAGGTTGGCAGGGAGAGAACGCGGCTCTCCCTGCCTGCTCCTTTATATATCTTGAATCTCATCATAATAGCCTCCCATGAGAACCTTAATCCTCCCTGCTGCATCGCCAAGCTGGCTCCCGATCTTCTCCAGTGGATACGTCGCCTTAACATCCGGAAGAATCTGGCTCAGAAAATCCCTGGCCCCCTGATCGCCCGACATGACCACCATGATGAGTAGGTAGATCAGCTTGTAGGCGTCGGCGAGCTGGTCCTCCACATCGCCCACGTCTCGTTTAAATGCCTGACGGAGTCTGTTTTTGATCATAAGGGCCTGTTCGGCCTGCCGCTCCGCATCCAGCTCCTGGGCGGTCTTGACCCGGATGATCCCGTTTTCCATCGTGAGATTCTTGCGATCCCCGTACGTCATGGCCACCTTCTGGGAGCCGGGCACCGGGACTGCGTGAAGTTCGAAAAATCCCGCACCCAAGGGACTGACCCAGATCCCGGTGAGGTCGGCCAGGTCAACGATTGTTGTGCCGTCAAACCGGAGCCGCTCCAGGCCCACGTCTTTTTTATCCGCAGGAATCGTGCCGATTTCGGTATCGCCGGACTCGGTGATATGGCGGATGATGTCGTGCTCGAGTATAGCTCTCATCTCTTTTTTCGTAATTGCTTATGGATCGCGTAATCAGGCTTCGGGATTACCCTTTTCATTGGTGTGACTGGCTTTTGTTTTAACCATGCCTCATCCCATGCAGCAGGCAGGCCGATGGTGACCTCTTTTTTAGGCCATGCCGGCTCGGATTTCTCGTTAATTTCATACTCGTCTTCTACAACCTGGAGCAGATCCCGGTCCGGTCTTTCGATTTCGATTTCCATTAATTTACTGGGGCCGATGATCGAACTGACGCCTGTAACATCGCTGCACATTATGTCCCCATTGCCTGCCGTATAGATAACCGGCATATTGGGATCATAGCCGACCAGGTCCTCTTTTTTTACGGTTAAGACCTGATTGATGAGCTGTATTTTTCCACGCATTTCTGCTAACTCGTTATCTGCCGGATTAATAATAACGAGTTCATATTTCGATTGATCGAATCTCCCGAAGGGATGCGGTACCAACGACGGTTTTCCGCCGCTTCCAAAGCAGGGATGGTCAGGGGACTGCCACATTTGCCTGATCTTTTTGGTAATGATATCCCTCAAAATAAAAATCCAGAATACTTCCCCAGAGGACGTTATATACCGCTGTTGCACATAGCCGGTATCCCCTGACTCACTGACATAGATACTCACATAATTAGAGTAGGTTACCGATAAATAGCCGTGTCTTATCCAGCCATATGTGGAATGGTGGGTATTTCGTCCGAAGGTAAATCCAAAATAATTATTGCCCGAATCGGTTGTGCCTTTCACCCTCGGCCAGAAACCATATTCACCTCCAGGAAGAGAACTGACGCCAGAGCCAGGACCGGCTTGAGACGTGCTGCCGTAGCTGGTTTTAAGCTTGGCCTGGGCAACGGCACTGCTGGCAAGTTTGGCCTCGCTCACGGCCCCTGCGCTGATTTTGGTTTCGGTCACGGCCCCTGCGCCGATTTTGGTTTCGGTTACCGCACCTGCGGCGATCTTCCCCTCGGAGACGGACAGGGCAGCCAGGCATGCCTCGACAATACTTCCTGCAGGGGGACTGTCGTTTGCAAGATCCCACACCGAAAGCCAGGCATTGTTGGCCTCATTGCGGAGTTTTAGAATATGATTCGCTGTGTCATACCAGAACATGCCGGCAACGGGGTTTGACGGGGCGGATGCGCCCGAGAAGCAGGATTTCAGGCAGGCGAAGTTCTTTTCCATGTTTGCCAGATCTGTCTGGCCGGTGTGTCCGGCTGCGAAACAATCATCGGTCCAGTCTTGACTCATAGTCTTTCTCCTATTGACAGAATTTCAACGTAAAGTGCTCCACCAGAGCGTTCACCGCATCGCTGGGATCGGTAATGATGATTTTTACCTGAAAGTACCGCGCCGTGACGATGCAGGAGAGAATCTCAAGCTTTTCAACTTCATTGGCCGGCGGGCTGGTCTCGCCGTACAGGAGCTTTATCTGTACCGACGGCCCTGCAAGTAATTCAAAGATCTCGACCCATGACCGGGTGGCAATATTAAGCTCATTCCACGTATCCGGATCAGGGATCACATCATCCCAGGTGGTTCCCGTACCGGTGACCACGATATCGGCCAGCAGGTAGATCATGTACCGGCCGCTGGAGCCCCGGTCATAGATGGGCGATTTATAGGTACCGGTCAGCACCCCGCCGGTATGGGAGCATTTCAGGTAATCGTCCGAGTCATAGGTAGTGTGCTCGGTATTATCGTGGGTGCCCACGCCGTTATAGTCGCAGGTCTCGGTGGCCTGCACGGTCCAGCCGTCGGGCGGGTCCTTGAGCGCTGCGGCCGCTATCCGCGGTGTACCGCCATAGAGGGCATTATTGCTCAAGGTGTTGGCGATGAAGGTGTGATTGCCCGGCTTCACGCCGTAGAGCGAGAGGTTCGGGGATCTGAGGGCCGCCAGAAAGATCCCTCCGGACCAGGCGGAGCCCAGGCGGAACTCATAGAGCTCAACGTCAGGATCACTGACCTTCTGGGCATAGAGATTAATGGTATTGGCGTTGACAACGGCGTTGAGACTGCCCAGGGACGCAGGGGCCGATGTGTGGCCACCCACGGTATGGCTGATCTTGTAGTCGTTTTCGTCCTTTTGCTTGGTGCCCCAGATGGAGACAACCTTGAGCCGGATATAATACGTTTTGCCTTCTTCCACGTTATCGATATTAAAATCGGTATTCACATCGTAGAGATACGTCCAGTTCGAATCATCATAGCTCAGGTACACCTCTATGTGAGAGAGCCAGGCGTAGCTGGCCGGCGGGTCAAAGGTGATTTTCAGCCGGGTAAAGGTGCGGAGGCGGTAATCGTAGGTCTCCTCCGTCTTCTGGACGTTGCCCACTGAGGGCGGCTCGTCCGTGGGATCGGGGAGCGAGCACTGGTAGGTGCCTTCGGTATCCAGGTTATAGTCATCGTCATAGAGTAAGGTCTGCTCATAGAGCAGGGTCAGGTCGATCAGGCCGTTTTCCCGGATATTCGCCTCGATCACCCGCATGAGCTGGCTTGAGATGGAAAGGGCGGTTGTACTCAACGTGACGATATCGTGGGGCTCGAGCTTTACGGTGTCATCCCGGAAGGTGCCGGTTACCGTCCGGCCGAGCTGCTTCCGCTCCAGAAAATACACGCCCAGGTCCGCCGCCTGCTGCCGTGATGCCCCCAGGAGCTTGAGCTCCTGGATAAAACCGGTTGTCTCGCCGATCTGGAGGGTGTCGGTAACGTAATTCTTGTCAGGATCGACATAGAGCACGCTCAGGCCGTCCGGCACGTCAAAGGCCGAAGGCTCGCCGATGGAGATCAGGGCCTTGCCGGTCTCTTCATCCTGGGCGATGTGCTTATCGCTGAGGGTCATGCACGAGGATTCCTCGTTCAGGTCGGCAAATCTCAGATAGTATTTTCCGTCCCACCAGACCAGCTCGCCCCGGAAGTGGGCCAGGATGGTGTCCAGGATATCCTGGGCCTGCTGGCCGGTAATTGCCATGTTGAAGACCCAGCTCTTGGTGTCGCAGTAGTCCGCAGCGGCCCGCCATGAGCCGCCCGCGCCCGTGTCGAACTTGGCTGCGGCAATGCTCAGGCCGTAGCGGGAATTAGTTTGATAATCGTATTTTGTCAATACCGGATTATTGGAATATGCCGTGGATACATCCCGGAAGTCATACAGTTTTCTGCCTTTGAGCACGAGCTGGCGGCTGGGAACTGACTGAAAATAGTTTCTATCATAGGTGAGCTTCCACACGATGTACGTCGTGTATCGCATATTATCGGTCCATTCAGGTATTGCCGCGTGCAGATTCGTATCATACGTCTGGGTGGCGGAGCCTGAATGAAACCAGTACTCTACATTACCGCCAAATTCCGTATACAGTTTGTCGTTCAGAAACACCTGATCAACGTCGTCCACCTGTGCGATGCCCTCGCACTCACCTTCGCCCAATGCATCAACGATCCAGAGTATTTCGTTATTATCGCCCGATACCCCTCTGAATACTGTGTTTCCGCCCACCCGGCGCTGGCCGTAGACGACCTTTATGTCCTCCTGGGTGGAACAGGTGTTGGCCTTGATGCCTCTCTCAAGGGATGCGGCCGAAAGCTGCGGGCTCACGTCCTCGGTAAGCGCGGCGGAGAGCATGGACCCGGCAACCACAATGCCGGTAGTAATATACGGAGCAAGCCACGCCGCAGCCGCAGGTAACATCCCGGGCACCGCTAGGGCAGCGGCAAGCGTTACATAGGGTATGATGTTTCCGAATCCCATAATTTAGGTTCCCCGTTCTGGGTTCAAGGTTCAATGGTTTTAACTCTGAACCCGGAACCCTGAACCTTTCAACCTCACTTTCCTTGCACCCTTCCCCACCAGATTTCTTTGTCCACGATAGAGAACAGCCACCGGAAGCCTCCAAAATTGCCCGTGTTCCCCAGGGCCTGGCACCGGGCATAGGTGCGGTCGCACCAGGTGGCAGCTCCTGAGTAGCCGCACTCCGTACCCTTGAACACCTTCCACCGGCACGAGGGCGAATATTTCGAGAGGGTCTTTCTCGCCCACTGGGAAAAGGGCGTGACCAGGGTCACGGAGGCCCGCTCCTCGTCCAGATCCCAGTCGTCGATTGTGAGATCGAGCAGGGTGACGGAGCCATAGGCCAGGTTATAGAGCGCCTTGATTTCAGTGGCACTCAGCGCACGGTTATAAATGAGGACTTCGTCGATGAGACCATCGAAATATTTCGATGCCCAGTCACTGCAGCCTATCCGGACATCACTAATTGTTAGGTGATCGGTGCAATATGTTTCCGTTTCGTCTGTCAGTGTTGATAACTCGCCGTCTAAATAAAACTTCCAGCCGGAGCCGTTTTGAACAAACGCAACATGTATCCATTGGCCGGTGCTCAATGCCGGAGTGTCTGTATTTGCCTTAACAACATTGCCATCCTCTATTAGTAGCGTAAACCCGGAGTTGTTTCCTCGGATAACCAGATAGTCGGTAAAGTGAGTCTCTTTTATTGTAATCAGTCCCCTGTACGTAGCAAAGTTATCCGCCTTGATCCACGCCGCTATGGTTAATGTGGCCGAGGCAAAATCCTGTGTAGCAGGCAATGAAATGTATTCATCCACCCCGTCAAAGCTCAGCGCCTTCCCTGACACGCCGTCGACCCAGTCCCCCGCCTCCATGTTGACCAGGGTGCCGTTGTTGCCGTTGCCGCTCTTGTCATAGGCGATGTTTCCGGAGCCCTCATCGAGCGGCCAGTAGCCGACGAGGCCCTCATTGCTCACCGGCATGTAATAGGTTTCGCCGTCAGATTTCAGGACGACGAGCTTGAGGGAGACGTCGCTTCCCTGGGGCGTGCCTCCGACAAATGCGGCGGTCAGGGCTGCATCGAGGTTGTCCAGTTCTAATTGCACGGAATCCACGATGTTGCTCCGGGAGTAGCTGATGTCACCGATCCTGAACCCCCGGGGGCTGTAGGTATTGCCGTCCAGCACCAGAGGCACATCGCAGTCCGTGATCCGGTAGTGGGTGCTGTCGATCTCCATGTCCAGCAGAAAAAACGGTCGGAATTCCTCCTTTGCCAGCTCGGCCAAAATATTTGAGTCGATGTCACGCATTAAGCAATCCTTCCAACTCGATTCCCATGTTCACGAGCCTGCCGTAGAAGGTTTCGTAGTCCTGATAGTCCTCGGCGAACCGGCACCGGATCTTGAGGTTTCCGGTGAAATCATAGGTGATCCGGTCGCCCGAGGCAGGCGCCGCTACAAAGGTTATCTTGTCCGCCCCGTCCGTGCCCGCGCCCGCGGCGAAGGTATAATCCGTGCCTCCCCCCTCTTGGGCCACGCCGTTTTTATAGACCGTGTAGTCTGAAGAGTTCTTTGCCGGCAGATTAAACACCGTGGTGGAGCCGTCGCCGGTGCCCACGTACTCGCCCTGGTAGGTGTTGGCCTGGTTCAGGAAGAAATTGAACGCCTCGTATGCCCCTTTCCGTGAGAGGTAGAACTGCCACAGGGTGCGTGCATCGGCCTTGGACTTCCGCCTGTAGGTCAGCGGTACGGTTCGTTTCGGATAGAGCCACTTCTGCTTGCGCTGTTCCTCGCCCAGGTCGTCAAAATTTGAGATCAGGGTCTTGAACCGGATTCCGACTGCCTCCGGGTTGGTGTAGCTGATGCTCGATAGTTCCGGGAATTTGGCCATTATGTCGTACTCCGTATCGCCTGCCTGAGGGTCCTTCCCCTTCTCAGCTCGTTGACCACCACGTCAATAACCCACCTGCCCGATTCCTGGCGGGCGCCCCGCTGCTGGGCGCTCAACGGCTGCCCGGTCTGGTTGATCATGTTGATCTGTATGTTCGGGCTTGTGCCCTCTGTTTTTACGCCCAGATCCCCGCTCCTCGTCCGGGTAAGGGGCATGATTGCCTCATGGCGATCCCCCTCACCCATAAGCCCGATGCCATGCGCAAAAGGGAAAAACGTGGGGCGGTCGACGATTTTGTTTTCATACGCTGTAATACCGGGGCCTGAAAACACATTGCCCTGTGCACTCGCCTTCGGTGTAGCGAACACCGCGCCGAGCAGGGGTTCGACCACCTGCTTCTGGATCACCATCTGGGTGAGCATGCGGCCGAAGGATTCCAGGATATCGCCGAAGGTGGTATCGGCTGTCCAGAGCATATCGCTCAGCTGACGGCTGAAGGTATTGGCCCAGCCGGTCACCGCGTTTTCGAGCTCGCTGAAGGTTCTGGTGCCCTTGTCCTCGATTTCATCGTAGCCGGTGATCCACTGCTCGTAATCGAAGGGCTCCGCGTACTCAATGGCGGCCATTTCCTTGGCCTTTTTGACATACTCCTCCATCGAGGTGTCCACCTCTGCCGGCGGCAGCCATTGCTCCCAATCAAAAGGCGGCGCGTTCAGGATGGCGGCTGCTTCTTTGGCGTTTTTGATGTAGTTGTCCATAGAGTCGGCAAGCTGCGGCGGTGTCCACGTTTCATAGTCAAATGGGGATTGTATTTCGGGTACGTCCGGGAGCTCCGGCACCGGCGGGTGTTTTCGCTCTGTTTCCGGAGGCTGTGTCAAGAATTTAATCTTTGCCTCGATCCGGGCGAGTTCGGCATGGAGTGCCTTGGCCTGTTCATGGGCCTGCTCCAGACCGCCGTATTTATATTCGATCATGTCGGGGCTTTTAAGATCTTCCCTGATTTCAAGCAGCTCTTCCTTGATCGCTATGACCCGCCGCCGGTAGTCCTCCAGCATCTCCTCACCCAGGGCGGGGCCTTCTTGCGGTCCTCTAAACAGCTTCGTCCAGTACTCCGCAGCATCGGAGAGCCAGTGCGCCAGGTTTTTAGCTGCCGGGGCCAGGCCCTTTCCAATGGCAATGGTTACCTTGTCGATTGACGCCTTCAGGCTGTCGTATGCCGAGGCGGAGGTCTCTTTATAGTCCTTCCAGGCGTCCGCCGCCTTGCCGGTCTTCTCCTCCATGACCGTGACCTTGTCGCCCAGGTTCCGGAACTCGTTGGCCGCCAGGGCGGACATACCCTTGAGCCCTTCCACCCGGCCGAACATCTCTGCCATCGCCTCTGAGGAGCCGGCGGCCTGGGCCTTGAGCTGCCGCAAGGTCTCTGCGAAACCGAGCTGTTTGATCGCCGCCTCTGCACTCTCGAAGCCCATTGCCCTGATGGCTGCCTGCATGGCTTCCGTTGGTTTCAGGAGCGCCATGAGCACGCCCTGGTACTGGGTGGCCGCCTCGGCGGTAGAGCCTGCGGTCTGGGTAACCAGTGCGAGGGACGCCCCCATCTCATCCTGGCTCACGCCCAGGTCGTGGGATATCTTGGCCAGCCCGCCGATCACCGGGATCAACTCGGCCACGTTGGTCTGGCCCTCTTTCTCGATGGCGAACAGGAGATCCGCGGCCTCGGACACATTCTCAATCTCGCCCTCGTAGCCGGCCATGAGCTTGGTGAGGCCCTTGATTACCTCGGCCTGGTCCACGTGGGCCGCCTTGGCCGTTCTGGATGCCTGCACCAGGGTATCCAGTGCCCGCTTCGGATTCTTAACGCCTGCAGAGATTACCTGGTAGTATCCCTTGACCAGCTCAATGGATGTGCCCAGGGCCGGGGGCAGCTCCATGATCTTTGCCTTGATCGCGGAGAGCTTTTCAGAGGAGACCTTTTTCATATCGGTGAGGGAGACTTCCCACGTGGCGAATTTTACGAGGAACTGCGACGCAACATCATACATCTTTTTCAGCGCCAACAACGCTACACCAACACCAACACTAACCGCCACAAAATTGCTTTTGAGCTTCTGCAGGTGACCACCCATCTTACTGGTTGAAGTCTCTGCCTGCCGTTCCATTTTTTTGAAGCTCTTTTCCGTTTCCCCGGCAAACTGCTTGACGTGGACCGTGCCCTTATCGTCCACGTACAGCTCTATAGTGACTCTATTCCTGCTCGTCATGGTGCTTCCTGATCATCCGGTGAATGGTGACGATCTTGGTGCAATATTTCCTCTGCTCTTTCGGCCGTATCTGAAAATAGGCAAATGCCATTGTTAAGCCCTGGTAATCCAGGTCTCCCCAGGGGCAGGCCAGGTCGTACACGGCCAGCGCCCGGTCGTTTTCTTCGGTGATATCCCTGAACCCGCATGTTTCACAATCCGGCTCCAGTCCGTCCACCCTGAGATTTTCCCTGCACTGCCTGCAATTTTTCTGCGGATAATCCAGCCTGAAGTGAACGGACTCGATCAGTTTTTTAGTTCTTCCTCCTCCCGCTCCCGGTTGAACCGCTCGGTATCCCTGGTGACCCGGTTGACCCAGGCATTGAATACAGTGGAGTGCTTCAGGAGCAGGTCCCGGGCCGTATCGTCACACGCGATCTCCCCGGTGAGTCCCTTGAGCTTTTTGAAGCCCTTGAGGAGCACGAGCTTTTTGAGATCCTTCACGTGGAGCCCCTTCCAGCCCGCAATTACGTGGGCTCCGAAGAGCCTGGTATAGGTATCCTCGTTAAAGGTTACCTTCTGCTCCATCGTGGGCTCGTCCCACTTGACCTCGCGGCTCTTTTCCAGAAACTCCGGGTGCCGGTTTCCCAGGGGCCGGATCAGGACCTGGAAGGTCGTGGAGTCCGGATATGCCACCCAGATGGGCTTCTGGATCTCACCGGTATCGATGATGTCGATTAGCTGCATGAATGCCTCCTTTTAGTTGGCAGGTTGATAGGCTGAAGACTGAAGGCTGTTAAAAAAAACTAAACCCCTTCAGCCTAAGCCTTCCTTCAGCCTAAGCAAGCGGATCAGTGGTCCGCTTATTCTGCACGTCGATCTGAAACGGCTTGGTGATCCCGTCCATGCCCGTAGGCGCTGAATCGGTGCCCAGCAGCCTGAACTTCAACGTCGATGGGATCTTGGCCGGGCCTGATATGGCCGCTTCGGGATTCACAACCTTCATGTTGGGCATGGAGACCCTGAACTCGTAGTAGTAGGTATCCTCGATCAGGGCGCCCTTGAAATAGAGCTCACCCTTTTTCCGGGTATCGGCGATCCAGTTCTCGAAAAATGCATGGTTCGCATCGTTGTACCGCGGGAAATTCAGCGTGAGCATGGCCTCGGGATGCCCGTCGGCTGCCGGCTCATCAATATAGTCGCTCCCCGCCTTGTGATCGCCTGCCACGGGCCGGGTAAACGAGAGCTCTCCACCGGTCGGATACACCTTATCCCCGTCTGCCAGCGCAGCCCCGTCCTCATCATTGATTTTGAACGTGCTGTTCGCATTCATGATGATCCGGTTCCCTTTGTCCGGATAGGTGAGGTCGGCCAGGGTGGCCGTGGTATTGGTGACGGAATCCAGCTTGAGCTGATCGGGGATTGCATTGAGCGTGAGCTTTGACGGCCCGTTCATTGCAAACGCAATGGTGAACCCGTTGAGCTTCACGGACGGAAATTCCCATACCTTGTCGGATTTCTTCTTAATGGCAATGGTGGCAAAAAGGCCGGTGAGTGCGTCCGCCATGACATAGCTGTTGGTATAGGCCGCTGTTTCTCCCTGCACGCTCGGAGCACCCGCAGTTCCCATGATCAAGGCCAGGGTCACGTCAAGGCCCTCGTACCTGAGATATGCCTCGATGTTTCCCGCCACATCGATCTTGCCCTGGTCGGTGCGCTGGATGAACGCCAGGCCCGCGCTGTCGTCCAGAAGCTCTTCGATTGTCTGGCTGAGGGATTCCGCAGTGATCAGGATGCCGTCATTGGCGCCGCAGGCAATCGCGGTGCCCCAGGTAGCGGCCTTCTTTAATCCCACCAGGATCTCCCTGCCGGTGATTGGTGTGCCCATGTGTGCCTCCTTTCAGTCGGAAGGTTCAAAGGTTCTGGGTTCCGGGTTCCGAGTTTTGAACTTTCAACTCTGAACCCTGAACCGCTTTCTTTTTTTCAACTCGTTTCAATAGCCCCGATTCCAAGTACGGCCGGGCCGTTGCCCCATCCAGTTCAAAGGGCTCATTGGGGACCAGCTTGCCCAGCACAGGATGGTACGTTTCATGCCCGGGTCCCGGATAATAGACTTTCATGATAAAACCTCCGGTTTTAGGTTATAGCTCTCAGCTCATAGCTCCTAGTTTTCCTGGGAGCTATCAGCTATGAGCTATCAGCTTTCTACAACCCTTACGTATTTCATGGTGATGCTCTTCATCTGTATGGCCGTTTCCTCGTCGGCCAGGAGCTCGCTCTCGGACTCAGATACCGGGATCGCGGCCTCATAGGCGCCCGAAAATGTCTCATCGTTGAGCGACGCCTTGATGTCTGAGATAACATCCAGCACGCCCTTTTTCCCTGTTGCCGAATCGCCCATAATGGATGCCTCGGGCTTCTCGAGCTGTACGTAGGCGATGGCCTTCACAAAGAGCTCGTCGGTCTCCTGGTCGCCGGTCTCGATGGTGTAGATCACCTCCCCGTCTTTTAACCCCACCGCCGGAAACTTGACCGCCTCCGGGATCAACCGCTCGTCTTCGGTCACAAAGACGTCGCTGTCCCTAACATAGGTGAGGTCCGTCTGTAGTTTCGGTTGAACGTTGTTCAAAAGAGCTTTCATTTATCTGCGCTAGTCTGCGGTTAAATAATCCCCGAATATCTTACGAAATACCCTCCAGTCCGAATCCTGGAGCACCAGGAACTCCCGGGCCGGGATCTTTGTTTTCGGAATGTGTACTTTTTTGGCGAACCTGACCTTGCCGCTCTTATCCATCCACCGCAGGGCCTTGGCACGCCTGGGAAGCACCGTCCTGGCCGGGATTATGCCGCCCAGGTGCTGGATGGCGGCGTATTTTACATTGGTTCCCCAGGCAACAATTTTTGCCCCTACCTTCATGGTGATGGAGCGCATGAGCCGGGCCGTGTCGATCAGGGTCTTATCGCCCGTTGCCAGCGCCCGCTTGCTGGGCCTCCACCGCACCGGACGGCCACCCTCCTTGAAGGTCTTGCTGATCGATCTGAGTCCCACCAGGCCGCACTCCTTGAGCGCCTGCCGGGGCCGTGAGAGACGGTCGGTGAGCCCCTTCATGGCGGCCTTCATCTCCATATCCTTGATGGAGTACTTGATGCTGATCACCGTTTTGTGCCCCTTGCGATTTTCCACGCGAACCAGAGCCGCTGCCTGAACGGGAGTTTCCCGATAGCCTTGATCATGGAAATGAAGCGCTTATTCGCCGCCTTGCGTATTTTTTTATGCACCCGCCCGCTCATGGATCAGAACCCTTTCATCTTATCCCGCGTGAAGATCCGGTCCGACTGATCGATATCCGGCTTATGCGATTCCGCGGGGGTTGAATCAGGATCATCCTCTCCCAGGGTGGCCAGGCCTTTGGCAACATCTTTCAAAAAAGATATTGCCCTGTCGTAGCGCTTCTCCCTGCTCTCAGGAGCGCCTTTCCGCCGCGAGTAGAGATTATAGATCGCTATATCCACCGAGAGCTTCCGGACCCGCTCCGGCACCGTGGAAAACGGTACCTCATAGCGCTTTCCGCAGTACGAGTCGATCTCCGAGTCCGCATCCGCGATGGCGCGGGTGACCATGTCGTCATCAACCGCGCCCGCGTCCGCATCATCGGTGAGCTGGATCAGCACGTCCTCGTCCAGCTGCTCTAGAATGTCAGCTTTTGTGCTGTAGGCCATAGGCTCCTTTCAGTCGCAGCTTATAGCTCTCAGCTGTCAGCTGTCAGCTTTTCAAATGCTTCATCACGCTCAGCCTGGGTAATATTCCTGCCCAGGATCTCCTCTATCGCCTCGACCAGGGGCTTTCCGGCCTTGGTCACCTGGCCTGCCTCGATGGCGGCTCTGCCAGCTTCTACGATTGTTCTCTGGTTGAGCTCGGCCTCTACAGTTTCCGGTGTTGATTCCACGGGCTCTTGCTTCTCCTCAGCTGTGGTATCGTCTTCGATTCTCTTCTCAATCTCAGCTGCTCGGTCTTCCAGTTTCGAATCTTCCGTTTCAATCACCTCCACAGTGAGCATGGGCTCGGCCTTCAGAATCGCTAGCTCCTCCCCGGTGAACCGGTCATCAGGATACTCCCTCGGCTCCTTGGGATGGGCCATGCCACATCGGCGAAAATTATGGTGCTTGCTCCGTATCCGGATCATATTTGCCTCCTTTCAGTCGGCAGGTTGTTAGGCTGAAGGCGTTTAGTCTGAAGGTTTTAGCCTAACAGTCTTCAGCCTTCAGTCTATCTACCTCTTTTATCAACCCTCGCCCGTGCTGCCGTAGCTGAGCTGCCACAGACCGTAGCCACCGGCTGCCCTTGCCTCGGCCCCGAACAGGAACGTCTTTCTCATAAAGACTCTGTCGGAGTCCTCAGTGGTCTGCTGTACGAAATTCGGCTTTTCCCGCTCCTGATACACGAACGGCTTGATCGGCCGGCTGGTCACATGGAGCATCCACTGTGTCGTGCTGGTGATCCTCGGGTTTACCAGGAGCTTTGCCGTACCCTTATAGGGATTGGGCGTGTCATCGGCGAGTTTTTCATTGGTAAGCAGCAGCGTGGCCGTTGCCTCCAGAGCCGGACCGACTTCAAGGAGATCCGGAACCAGCCCCAGGGGCCTGCCGTCATCATCGGTGAAGCTCATGATGGCGATCCTGGCAGCGCCGTAGCTCGCAGCTGCCGCGGCTTGACTCGCAGCCGATAAGGCAGCCGTGCCTTTGTTGCTGACACTTGATCCCGCAGCTGGGTGATCCGTGTCGTAGAAGTACTGGCCGTCATAACAGACGTTGGCGAAGGCATTGTTTTTGAGATCCGCATCGATCTCGTCGGGCAGCTGCTTGGCGGAAAAACCCGCGTCCTGTGCCTGAGGCGCGTAAATGCCCAGGTTGTCGTCCTGGATATCGTTCCGGTTCACCCCCACGGTTGCCTCCCAATCATCATTCACAACGGTGTAGGTGAATGCCTTCAATGCTTTGATGACCTTGTCGCCCAGCCATTTCCGCATCTTGGGGAAGCGGGAGAGCCAGGAATAATCGTTCTGGCTCGAGCCGCTGGGCACCAGCATGGTGGTCTGCTCCCACAGGCTGGGTGCCGCCTCGAATGCCTTGTTGAACGTGGTCTTCAGGTTAATGAAAACCGCTTCAATATTTGCTTTGTTGACTAACATGGTTCAATCCTCCTTATTTAGGGTTCAGGGTTCTGTGTTCAAGGTTCACGGTTAAAAAACTATTGAACCGTGAACGGTGAACGAGGAACCTCTTCTTACGATGTCAACAGCTTCCTCGTGTACTCGATCCAGCAGATCAGCATGATGACGTCATCGGTGCCCAGGGTTCCGTCCTTGGGCTGGATTGTCAGCTCCATCGCCGCCGGGTAGGCCGCCAGGTTTGCCAGGGCCAGGGTGAGGGTCACGTGCTGCACGGTCTTTGCTGTCGCGTCCCCGGTCATCGCATCGGTGTCGCCGCCGAAATCCGCATCCGCGTCATAGAGCGCGGCAACCGCGTTGTTAAAAGCCTCGACGGTAAACTTGGTTGCGTCGGCCAGGGTGGCCCCGGTTTTGGCAGCAAGGATATGAAGCACCGCATTGGCGGTGACATCCATATCAGGCGGGACCATGACCTTGGTCCCCACCGGTGTCGGGGTGCCGTGGTTATTCCACCGGATGCCGAGCCCCTCGGCGGTCACGCAAAATCCTGGTGTGGCACTATCACCATCTGAGAAGGCTGCCAGGGCGACTCCCGCATTTGTAATTACCGGCATAGGGATGGGAATAATTCCCTTCGTAGTGATAATGTGCTGATAGATCTCCTGCAGGGCCGCCTCCGCCTCGGTCTGGCTTGTAAAGCCGCCGGCATCCGCGATGCTGATGGCCGATGCCGCATGCGCGCCGCTGTCATCCGCGATGTGGGTTGCCACGTCGGCCTGCCTGATAGCGGGCTCGATATCGATCCATGCGTGGGTGGTGTCGATGTATCCGGCGATAATCCCGCAGAAAATATTGTGCGTGACGTTAGCCACCAGATCCACGGTCTGGTCGTCCACCAGAAAGACGTTGTCGCCCACGTTGGCGATGGTGATGGCCGTATCCAGGATGGCCTTGACCAGGCCCCGCCTGCGCAGGACTACCTTCTTGTCGCCGTCTGCGCCGCTGGAGTTATCCACCTGCTCGATGGCAACGCCTTCAAAGATCAGGCCCGATGCGTCGTCGCCCGGCACAACGTAGCCGTCCGCGCGCGCACACACGAACGAGCCGCCGTAAATTTTGGTGCTCTGGTACATCTCAAAGGCCAGCTCCACGCCTTCGGTGTACTGGAGCGCTTTGTCTTCGGTTAATGCTGTCATGATAAAACCTCCGGTTTTTTTAGGTTGTTAGACTGAAGGGGCTTAGACTGAAGGTAAAAAGTTTTTGCTTCAGCCTTTAACCTTCAACCTTCTTTCGCCACTCCCCCATACTTCTTGAGGTCTTCCTCGGTGTTGCCCAGCTGCTTGGCAATGGTGAGGGCCGCATCGGAAATGTCCCCGTCGTTGTCCTTCGGGCCGGGCGGGATTACCTGCACCGGGATCACGCTGCCCGCGGGCCTGGAGAGCACGATCCTGGTGAACTGATCCGGGCTCTTGAGCGCCAGATCGTTGCCCCACTTCTCCAGCTCCTCGGGGGATGTCTTGCCCTCTTTGAGTGCGAGCGCGGTGAGATCGCCTTTTTTCATCTCCGCGATTTCGGCTGTGAGTGTTGCCACCTGCTGGCTCAGATCCGCTGCAGCAGTATCCGTGACCTTCAGGCCGGCAATGGCCGTGACTGCATCCTCCTTTTTGGCGTCCTCCTTGAGCCCGAGGGCCTCCAGGACCTCCTTGCAGGCCACCATGTCTTTGCCCCCAGCGGCCTCCTCGAGAGTTTTTGCCTTGGCCACGACCGTCTCCACGGCCTCGACCACCTTGTCCTCGCCGGCGTCATCGGCCAGCCCAAACAGTTTTTTGAGTTTTTCCAACATGATGTTCTCCTTTCGTTCCCGCTCCCTGTAAGCAGGATCTCCTTGACGGTTATTAAAATCGCTATTCATTTTCGCCGTAATCGGTTTCAGGTTGTTGATCTTCGGGAAGTTGGTGAGCGCGAGGTTATCAATAGCGATGATCTTCCGGTCCGCCTTACGAACCCAGAATACCGGCGAGAAATAGCGGTACTCCTTACTGGCAAGATATTCCCGTGCCTTCTCCGTCCACTCCACCACGGCCCACAGGCCTTCGGCGCCTTTCTTCACGAACGTTTTGAGCCAGCCCGCAGCCGGCGCCTCCTGACCGGTCAGGGTCTGGTGCTCGTAGTTGATGACCATGTCGTTGCCGCGCCGCGTGAACTCAGAGACGATGGCATCCATCGCCTCATCGTCTACGAACGCGTCCTCTTCGCCTTCGATCTCCACTGTGCCGTAGGGCAGCACCTGGAACTCGCCGGGCTTGCCATCCTCACCTATAGCGGCTGAGCCCTCGATTGCCTTTAGGATCAGATATGCCCTCATTGCCTGTTCCGTCCTCCTCCGCGGCCGCCTCCCTGACCCTTTCCGGGGCCTCCATCCGGGCAGGGATTCGGGTTCCGGCCGCCTCTCTGACTATTAGGCATGCCTTTGCCACCGCCCCTGCCGTCATGGGGTCTTGGGTTGCCGCGAGGGTTTTTATTGCTGTCTGTCATGATCTACCTCCCTGTTTTGAATGCTTCCCTCAATTCCTCTGGATATTTTCCCAGATCCGGCTGCCACCGCTCCTTTGCCGGGTTGTGGTCCCAGCCCGGGTCCGGGATCAGTTGCCGGGCCGGCATCTTCTCTCCGGTCACCGGGTCCACGGGCTCGATTAGACCATTAGTCGGGTCCTCGGTCTCTATTTCAAGCCCTTCCGCTTCGGCCACCGACCGGTGGACAGGGTTCACCCCGCAGCGTCAGTTGTACCCGTTGGGCGGATACCAGGTATCCCAGAAGGGATGGTCCGCCGGGAACACCTTGCCGTCCAGGGCCGCGTGCTCGGGCCTGGTACGGGCATCGTTTACCGCGTCGTATTCCCAGAAGGGAAAGTGCTCTTTCTGGTCCACCATCTGCTTGTACCTGCCCGTGGAGTACGCCGTCTGCACGTTGGTGCGGAAGATCGTCTCAATCCGCCAGGGCGTGAACTCGGGCGGGGCCGTCCAGCCCCTGGTCTCGAAAATCTCATCCATGCGGTTCCTGAAATCGGCCAGAGTCTCACCCTCCTTGATTGCCTTGTCCACCGCTCCGTGGATATCCACGAGCACGTCCATCTGCATTACCCGCGCCACGGTAAAGCCCAGTGCCCGCGCCTCATCGGCCAGGGCGTAGAACTCATCGGGTGTGAGCGGAACCTGGCCCTTAAATGCCTCAATGGCCTCGTCGAACGGCAGCGGTTTCAGCTCGATATTTTTCGGCAGTTTACCCGGCAACGGTCGACCTCCCGTACAGCTCCGCCACATACATGGCCCTGGCAACGAGCTCCTGAAGCTCTTTCGAATCCATCCCTCCGTAAAGCGCATACAGGCCGTCCCGGATCTCTTCAAGGCTGTGGGCTTCTCTAACGAGCCGTTTTACGGGCTCCTGGAGGCCATTCATGGCCCTGTCTGCCCGATTCACGCTCTCTGCGACCAAAGCCTCCACCTGCTCCTGTTCAGGCGAAAATTGAGCTTGTTTCGCTACAATCTGCTTCATGGCCATCTGCCGGGACGGTCCCTCCAGCACCGTCTCCCCCTTGCCGGGCAGGGGCACCTTGAACCGTTCGGACACGTGCTCTGCCGACAGGGGATAATTGATACCGTGGAGGTTCTTGTACACCTCGGAGAGCTCGTTGAGATCCTCCGGGATCTCGTGCCTGAACTTGAACCAGGGCAGCGGCTTGTCCCACCCGTAGTTGAAACCGACAAGCGGGCGGATTATCTGGGCACGGTAGGCCTTTCCCAGGGATTCGTGATCCGCCTTGAGCAGATCGAACCGCACGTTCTCCTGGGCCGTCTCGTTTCCCAGCTTTCCGGGTGTGCCTTCGGACGTAGCCGTCTGGCCCACAATGGCCTTGGACATCTGCTTGTCGCAGAAATCCGCGAGCTCGTTATAGATGTTTCCCTTCTGAGTGGACTTTATGGCCTCCACGAACTCGATCTCCGTGCTCTTTGAGATGATGCCCGCTGCATCGGAGCCCAGGCTCCGGATGGCCGCCACCAGTGCCTCCTTATCCTCCTTGCTGGCACCGGTATCGTATTTTCCCAGCCTGAGCGGCATGCCGAATACCTCGGCAACGGCAACCCAGTCCTTGATCGAATAGTTTTTGAAGAGATACATCCAGGCGCACACCCGGAGCACCCCGGCCCGGGTGTCGTAGCCCGAACGGGCCTTGTACCGGTGATAGACGAGCTTGAAAGGGGGCATCTCCTCTCCCCTGATCTGCTCGGCCTCGGTGATAACCCTGGGCATCTCGAATTCTTTGGCCCAGAAGCCCTTCTCATAGTCGGAGTAAAAGAGCGCCCGCTTCTGGTGAATCCAGTTGAGCCCGGTGATCACAGCCTGTTTTCCCTGCACGTCCCACATAATCTCCTCAAGGGCGAATCCCTTGCCGATGGCATCCAGCAGGTCCAGCTGGGCATCGTCAAAATTGCCGATGTTTGAAATCACGTCATCGACAAAATCCCGGATCTTGATATCCCCAGCGCTCTGGGAGTACGGGAGGATCTCATACTCGAGCCCCATAACCGCATTCTTCCTGGTTTGAAGCTGGCTGTAGAGATGCGTGTCTTTTTCCTCCATTTCCTCAAAGAGCTCCGCCTGGCGGTACACGCTGCCCGCATCGGCCTCCTTAAAAATCGTGGCCAGGGTTTCAGGGGTGAGCCCCTGGCTGGGATAGCCGGACCACCGGTCCCTGATCGTGGTCACCGCGATCTCCCGGGTCTCCGGTTTTTTCTCCACGATGATTTCCCGTCCGAACTGGTCAACAATCAGGCCCATCAAAAGGCTCCTTTCATGTTTGCGAACCTGCGGGATGTAATGGTTTCGTATTCCACCGGTCCCCCGCTCATATTGATCGATTTATAGTGCCCCAGGGCAAGCGCGATTGCCGCATCGCCGTGCCGCATGAAATCCGGGTTTTTGGTATCGCTTACCGTCAGCCGGGGCAGCTTGATCACGCCGTCGATCAGCTCAAGCGTGCGGAGGTCGTTTTTTATGTCCGCATCCCGCGGCAGATCGATGGTCTGATCAGCGAAGCTGTCCTGAAAGGGAACCATGTGTTCCCGGTACCAGGCATCATTCAAGGTTATCTCCTCGATCAGAGGCCGGCCGTACCGGTCAGCTGTGTATTCCGCAAGGGTCAGCCCCGGTCCGGTCGCATCCATCGCGCCTCCCCGGAATTTCGGGAAGCTGTCGATCATGTACCAAAGCACCTGCTCCTGCTGGCGGGACGGCACATTGTGCATTTCCACCAGGAAGGGGCATTTCCGCATCAGGTTTTTCACAATTTCCAGGGGAGCGATAACGGAAAAGTTGCCGTACCGGGCAAAGTCCTGCCCGAAAACATGCTCGAGCGTTTTTTCCAGCACCTTCATGAGCGGCGCCAGATGAATTCTGACCCACTCCTCACACCATGATTTCCGGTATTCCTCCCCTTTGAGGGCAAATTCATTGTCCAGGGCGAGCCGGATAATCGGCCGCTCCTCTTTCATGCATGCCTCGATCAAAATACCGGGGATGGCCACGCCCGAGCCCTCCCGGGGAATCGCGTCCAGCTCCTCTTTCATGGCCGCCTTGTTGGCCCCGTAGGCCCCGCGCACCCGCTGATACCATTCCTTTTTGCCTTCAGGCGTCGGGGTCCATCCCTTGACCATGCACACCCGCTCATAGAGCCCGTTAGCCACGGCATCGTCAAAGGTCACCCGGAATATCCGGAATGCGAACAGCCCCGCCCGGGTGTCGTGAATGAGCTGGTTGAACGGGTTCTTGTCGCCGTTATGCGTGCTGATGATCCTGATATCGCCGCCCCAGATAATCAGGGCCAGGGTGGAATCGATCACCGCCTGCACATTAAGGTGAAAGGCAGCCTCGTCGATATTGACCTTACCCTGGAGCCCCCGGATGCTCGCCGGCCGGGACGAGAGCGCCACGATCTGATAGCCCGATGCGAACCTGATTCGATAACTGGTGATATGCTTTGACGAGCCGTCCGGTTGCTGATCCTCGAACAGGAACACCTCTATTCCCTGCCATCCCTCGGCCATAGCCGCCGCCATAACCCTGGCCATGTGCGCACAGTAGCCGATGTATTCGAGCCCCTTTTCCTTGGTGTCGCCGATATAGTAGATATTGTCCCCGCCCGCGCTCTTCTTGCTCGATGCCGTGATCGTATCATCCAGGGCCGTGGCAAAGGTGATGCCCGTGCGCCTGCCCTTTTCAGCGATATTCAAGGGATACTCGTGGATCTGCCTGATCCACTCCGCCTGGTGGACCATGAGCACGCCCTCGGCCAGGGGGTCATAGCCATCCGGGATCTCCCGCACGCTGGACGGCAGTTCATCCCAGCTCAATATGCGCTCGATATCTCCGGGCCGTTCCATCATTACGCAACCCCCAATACTTTCTTGCGCCAGAATTCGGCCTGCTCGCTGCTCAGACCCTGCTCCGATGCGGCACTCTCAATGGCGTTTGCCGCATCCTCCAGGGCGCGCTTTCTCGCCGCTGTCTCCATGTCCGTTTGCCACCGCTTCTGTCTCACCGCGGCCTGTGCCAGCTTCGCAACCATCTGGCCGATCCTGGGCAGACTCTTGTTGTCCGTCTCCAACTCCACAAGCAGCTCGAAGGTCTTGGTCTGCACCAGCCGGATAATGGCGTCGTTCATAGCGCCTGCGTCATCCTCTGCTGCATCCGCGATAGCCTTGGCCTGGTCCGTTGCCACCTTGAGCGCCTTCAGCCTGTCCTCGAAGTTTTTTCCATACCGGTGCACGCTTGATTTTGAGATTTCGTATCCCTGCTCCTTAAGCCACTCAGCCAGTCCTTCGTACCCGGAAAACCCGCCCTGGATCAGTTTTTTTTCGAGCTCCTGGCGCACCTCCTCGGGCAACAACTCCACGCTTGATCGCTGCATGTTTCCCCCTACCAGTACTTCGCGGGACGGGCGATCCCGGGCAGGCACTCAACGGTATATTCCACCACGTCGACTCCGTGATGGGTCAGCTCCGCGCTCCAGCATGCCGTGTCCCTGCCGCTGATCACTACCAGCTTGCGGTCCTCCAGATAATCCATCTCCCGCCTCACCTCCCGGGGCGTGACAGGCATATCATCGCCGCCCACCGTGGCCATGATCACCTCTTCAGACACGGGATAGGGCCGTCCTACGTCCAGGGTCTGCAAAATCCTCCATCGCAATACCTCTATGCGTTTTTTCTCCAGGTCCATCACCTACCTCCTTGCCTGATTGATTCTATGTGCTCATGCACAAACTCCCATATCGCGTCTATTTTTTGCTCGATCTTGCCGAAACTCATGATCCAGTCCTCACGGCGGACGTACTCTTTCGGCAGCGCCTCCTTGAGCTCCGACAGCTCCTGACGCAGCTTATCGTGCCGGTTTCCCTGCCGGACAATGCTGTTTTTTATGTCCCGCAGATAGATCACCGCGAAGGTCAGCAGCGCCGAGAACACGCACCCTACGATTACCAGAGCGATCTGCGCAGTCATGGTGTACCTCCCTTCGCTAACAGCGCCTCTTTAGTCTTGCTTCCCTGGGAACTGCCGAAATAAAACCGCATCTGATCAATCCACACCGCACCTAACGACCCGAGCATGATGTTTAAGAGCGTTTTATTTCCGGAAGGGATCTCGTGGAATACGTGTACTGCCAGGATCGCGAAAAAGCCGATGGTCACGAGCACCGTAATCACATCGGGAAACCGATCTTTCATGGTTTCCCGCATCCGGCGCGCGCCCTGGACGTTTTCCAGGTTGATCCGTTCGAGGTCGATATCAAGTTTTTTCATATCGACTTTAAATTGATGGTCCGCCTGCTTCATGGCCAGCAGCGTTTCCGGTGATGGATTTATCAGGGCCTGCGAGATCTTTTCTTCCACGTCGTCATCATCCGGCTTCGCGTCAATGCCCAAAACTCCAAGCAATGCCGATATCCCCATCCCGCCGAGTGGCCCGCCGAGCGTCGATGCAATCGCCGGGGCTACTGTCTTGACAACCCCTTTCCAGTCAAAGCTCATGTTGCCCTCCCGTTAAACTCTTAGAGTAAGCGTTAATCCCCCTGCCGATGGCCCGCGCCAGGCCGAGCTGGTTGGCGGGTTCTTTTAAAAACCGTCTCGTTGAAGGATTCGAGATAAACTCGCACTCGACCAGCACCGCGGGCATCATGGTCTCTCTCAGCACGTGGAAATTGGATTTCTTAATGCCCCTGTTGGTGTGGCCGGGAAATCGCTTGATCAACTCGCTCTGGACCCATGTGGCTAGGAGTTTCGTGTCCGGGGAGCAGTGGGGGTAGATGTGGGTTGAGATGCCCTTGGCAGTTTCTTTGTGAAAGGCATCGGCATGGACCGATACGTATAGATCCGCGGCCCAGGCGTTTGCCATCCGGGTCCTGTCAGCGAGGCTCACGAAAACGTCCTCTTCCCTGGAGAGCCGCACCTCGAAGCCTGCCAGGAGCAGCTCGCAGCGGAGCAGAAAGGAGACGGCGAGGTTCAGGTCGTCCTCTTCGAGGTAGTCGTACTTCCCTCCCCAGGCCGCGCCGTTATCCTCTCCCCCGTGGCCTGCATCGATAAAAACCTTTTTCATGGTTCCCTCCCCAAAAACAAAAAACGCCCGACCCAGCCTCTTTTTGAGACTGAATCGGGCGCTCTGGCCGCTATATATACTTATTTATGGGCGCTCTGGCCGCTAGATGTTGCTATTTAAATTTATTTTTGTAACTTTCCCCTCACAATGTCAAGGTGTTTTCGTAAAACTGTCAATTAATCAAGTTCATTTCTTTGCATGCCTTAGGGTTCATACCGATTGAAGGGCCCTAAAGTGCATACAATTCCAACATCATTATTTTTAGAAATTACGACCCGTATAGGGTAAAAGAAAAATGAAATAGGCTTACTCGACTTATACTGAACAATTTTTTTAGAGTCATTATATTCAGCCAGAAGTGGCTTATCCATCAACCCAAAAAGCTTGACAGTTTTAGTTTCATCTTCCGAAATGAATTTTCCGAGACTGGATAGACGGTCACTTGTTGTGGTCTTTCTTAAATCTAGGACTCTAACAATATCAAAAAGGATGTCGTTTTTTTGCCAAACAGCTGGACTGCTAGCGAGCTTAATATTCTTTGAGAAAGAATAATCCTTCTTGAAAAATCCATAATTGCCCTTTAAGCTCGCAATTACATTGCGATACTCTGGGGCTTTACTAACTACAAAGGGATAGTCCTCTTTGAAATTTAATTTACAGTCAATTGCTATCGCAAAAACATCCCAAGCTTTCAGTTTCTCTAATTTTATCTCTAGAGTGGAATAATCCCTTACTTCAATCCTAAGCAAATTTTGATCAAAATCACATAATAAGATGTCATATGATATTATTGAAGCCGTAGTATTGAATATGACTTGTAGGTCGCCTACATTAATGCCATCTCTGTATCTACTGCCAACCACCAGAACATACTTATAGTAAAAAACGTCACCTTCCCTCAGGGCTGGGGGTAGTTCTTCACAGAAAATGAAAAGATTCCTCTCATCAAAATATTTTTTGTGTAGATAGTAGTTTGACTGCCGGAAACGGAAAAAGATCATTACAAGCAGTAGAATGACAGAGATGATGACTTTTGTGGGCAGCTTGATTTGCGGTACAAGCCAGGTGATTATCGCTATTGCGGCAGATAGAAATGTAATGAGCTTTTCCACACTAGCACCTAATTCTATTTAAGCGGGGGAAAGGCCATCAACAGAAATACAACGAAGTCAATGATAATAAAAAACCATCATGGATGCTATTTTATTCTGCCAAGAAACAATGCTAATATCCATCAAAGGCCCACCCATTAATTATCAAGGCGATTCGCCCTGCTAAATCATATCTGCTCCCCTGCGGCATTTCAAAGACTAAATTAGCTCTTTTTTATTATATATACCACCCTTTTACACTTCGGGCAATACTTCTTAATAGTTACCGATCCGTTGACCTCCTCCCACTCGCCGAACACCTTGCCGCAGACCGGGCACCGGATCGGGTCCTTATATTTTTTCTTTGACCTCTGCGCCATGCCCTATGCCACCTTCTCCAGCATCCCGCTCAGCTTTTTGGAAAGCTCCTGGATCTCGGCAAACGTCTCTTTTGGCATTAAGACCCTGCCGAATTTCTCCCTGAGCAGCCGTATCTCATTATCGAACTTCTCGGGCTCCCTGGTCATCTTATCCAGGAAGGCAGTCACCACTGCCACCGGGGCCGACTCGTAATCGTAAGGCTTTACCAGGGCCGGCCTCTCCGTGGTTTTGAGATCCTCAAATTCAAAGGCAAGCTGCTTGACAATGCTCACCATCACCGCCTTCTTGCCCCGAGCAGCCTTGGTGAGCCCGGTCATGGCCCGCTTTCTGAAGGTACCGTAGAACTCGTCCACCTCCTCCTTGCTGCCAGCGATCCAGTACCCTCCTCCGCACCCTGCCTTGCTCATGATCGCCTGGTCGTGATCGATGATCAGGTGATTGACCAGACACCTGATGTCCCGAGACTCCAGCAAGGGGCAAAAATCTCCCAACACCGCCCTGCTGGCCATAACCTCGTCATTGAATTTCACCATCAGATCATACGCCGGAATCTTGCTCTCCTTGCCGATATAGCCAGCCAGGATCTCCATGACAGTGGCCTCAGCCCAGGTAAACCCCGGATCGTGCCTGCCCGTTTCCGGGTTAATACCCATGTGTTCTGATTTCATGGTTACCTCCATAAATTAGGTAGTTAGACTGAAGGCTGAAGACTGTTAGTCTTTTCCTTCAGCCTTCAGTCTAAGCCCCTTCAACCTTTCCTAATCTTCTCCAATGCCGCTAAAAGCCTTTTGAGCCTGGCGACATCCCGGCACCATTCCACCCGGTCAACGCCGCAGAGCTTCTTGCACAGCCCCCTGAGCCGCCGCTCGCCGTCCTCGATGGCGCCTGCAATCTCCACCGCCCGCTCACGCAGCCTTTCAAGCTGATTTTCCCTTTTCTCTTCAACCCTGAACTCTGAACCTTGAACCTTGAACCCTTTGCTTTTGAAATAATCCACCAGGTACTGAAGCTCCAGAACGGACAGGGCCTTCGCACTCCGCGCCCCGAACTCCCGCGTGAGGATTGCACGGTAGTCCCCGTCCGGAACGCCCAGATCCTTGACCGCGATATGCACCTTGGCGAGCAGCCCGTTGCGCTGCCGCTGCAACGCATTCTGCGACTGTTTCCCGCGTCCGTTGATTGCTTTCATGCTTTTAGCCTTTCAGACTGAAGGCGTTTAGCCTGAAGGCAAGAGTCTTTTCCTTCAGCCTTCAGCCTTCTTCCCTTCAACCTTGCTAAGAAAAACTCGTCCCGGTGCCGTACCCGGAACCTGTTCTCTTTCCATCCTTTGGGGGTCGCCTCCGTGCCTGTCTTTTCAAGATCGCCGGCGGTTACAAGCCGCCGGACAATCGCCCGCACATAGCTGGTATCGGCATCTGCCAGGACTGCCACCTCCCTGGGCGCAAACGATCCTTTCACGTGCATGGCCCGGTAGATCCGGGATTCCACCTCCCTGCTCCGCCCCCTCGGCTCCTTCACAGCGTACCGGTATCTGCCTCTATCCACATTCGCGACCTCTCCGGTCTTCCTGAGCTCGCAGATGGCGTCCTGCACCCTCTTGGCGCCTGCACAGGTCTGAATAAAGAGGCGGTCCACCAGGTCATCGACGGTAAATTCTTGCAGCTCCCTGGCCGCCGCCCTGACCTTCGCCGTTAAACCTTTCCGGTACTTCCTCATTATCTCCCCGGTTCTTTATCCCTGGGCGGGCACACCTCCCTGACCACCGCGTCGGTCATCTCCTTGAGCCCGCTCGCCCTCATGATGCGCTCCGCCTTGAGTGCGTCCTTGATCACATTGCGGAAGTCCCCCTGGGAATGACGGTAAAGCTCTGATGCGTGCTCAGGCTTGATTGCCAGCTCCAGGGCCTTGCGGTAAAAAACGCTCACGTCCGCCTGGCTGACCGGCTCAAACCCGAGCATCTCCCGGACGCGGCTTACGAGCCTCCGCTCCCTGGAGAGCTTTGCACGGAGCGGCTCCTCCCCGATCATGATGACCGGCACGGTGCATACATCGTGAAAGTCCCTGAGGGTATTAAGATGCTTGAGGGTCATCCGGTCCGCCTCGTCAACTATGATGATCCTGCGGAGCCGCGCCAGCTCCTCCTGGATCATGTCGAAGCAGTCCTGCGTGGCCCGGGGCCTCGCCCCCGCGACCGCAAAGGCGATCTCCCTGATCAGGCCCACGTAGCTCAGCCGCTCCTCGAACCTGACGTAGACCGTTTTGGGATTCATGGTAACCGTGCGCTCCGCTGCCGTGGTCTTGCCCCGGCCTGCCCGGCCCAGCACCGCCGCCATCTCAATGCCCGCAGCGGAGGTAAGAAGCTCATCACAGAGCGATTGAAACCGCTGGTAGTTAGCCGTGGGAATAAAAACGTCTTTCATATCTGTCCTCCTTGTTATTGAAGGTATTTAGGTTGAAGGCTGAAGGAAAAATTTATCTAACAGTCTTCAGCCTAAACCCCTTCAGCCTGGCTTTGCTCCGCCAGTCCGATGCTTTCTTTATAGAGGCCCCAGTACTCCAGTGTGTCTCCTGTGAGTCCGGCCTCATAATCCACTATAAAGTTCCGGTCATGCCCTGAAAGGGATGCGCCCTGGGCCATCTGGTCCAGGCACCACCGGTACCGGTCGACCTCGCTGCTGAAAACCGGGCGGCGCTCTTCGTGCTCATAGCTCTCTATTCGAGCCACCTCAGCTGCCAGCTCCTCGGGGGTACGCACCCGGGAAAGCTCCTTTTCAGCCGTGCGCCGGCGCTGCTGGGCCTTGATGTCTTTGCCCATGAGGGCTGCGGGCTTCTCCGCTTCGGGAACCTGTGAGTATTCGCGGAAATCGGGAACGTGGCTGGTTAGCTCCCGGTACTGCGTAACCGATGCCTTCCTGAGCCTGCGTTTCTCTTCTATTTTTCGTTGTGCCAGTGTCATGTCTTTCATGGAGGAGTACTCCACCGGCTCAGCCCGGCAGATATACTCGCCATCATAAAAGACGATGAGCCACTCCGGGTCGAAGGGATCGAACCGGATCGATACCTCTTTCCGGTGTAAATCGGCCAGGCGCTCGTGCTCGTAAAGCTCGCCCCGGAAGGTAATCCGGCCCCGGTCGACAATCCTGGTGTCCTTGGCAAGAAAAATCAGGTCCACGGCCTCGTCGGTGAGCCGGACCGGGCGCCAGCCCTCTGCATGGCACGCCCTAAGGCAGTCCATCGGCGTGGCACTTTTCGGCTTCGGTTTCCAGGCCCACTCGCGGATCACGCCCCGGTGGGCCTTTCGCGCGTTGTAATAGTCCATCGCCTTGAGCACGGTGAGCACGAACTCCCTGAAGGTCAAAAGCTTGCCCGCCGCTGCCAGGCGCTCGATGTCTTTCTGGTCGATATCGTTCTCCTCCTGGTTCCCACCCAGTTTCTTTACATTTCCCGGTACCCGGAACTGGTTTTTAAGGATTGCCTCAATCGCGCTGTTGGTCTTTTCGATCATCTTGGCCTTGGCGTTCCGGACAATGGCCTTCCGGTGGGAGCCGGGGAGCGTTATGCAGGGATTGATCTCTTCCCCGTCTGCATCGGCCAGGTCAACGGGGATATCCTCGGTGCTGTGCACCATGAGCCCCAGGTCCCGCATCTCTTTCATGATGCCCATGATGTAGCGGCTCTCCTCTGGGCGGCCGTGATCTGTATAGATATGGTCAAAGGGGCCGAAGATCTTCATGCCCATGCGGAGGGCCAGCCCCATGAGATAGGCGTCGTATTTTTTGTCGACGGCGCCGCCGTAGAAGCACCGGGTGCGGAGGTCCTGCCAGAAGTAACCCTCCGGCCTGAAGACCTCGCCCGTGTCATCGTCCACCACCCAGAAGTCGAACCGATGCTGATCGCCCACCAGGATCTCAAAAGGCGCCAGGTCAGAGTAATCCCTGAGCACCGGGGGCAGGGTGTTATCCAGCGCCCGGACGCCTCCCCGCTGGAGTGCCAGGAGCTGGGGAGTCGCCTTTTTCTCGAACCACCACAGGGCCGAGCGGTACGAGCCGATCCGCCAGGTGCGTTTGGAGGCCTCGACAACCAGGAGCCGGTAGAGCTGATCCTTTGAGATTTTTCTGTGCTCTTTCTTGAGACAGAGCCCCAGCCAGAAGTCGATGGCCTCGGGCGTCCATGACTTGGGATTGTCCTTCTGGGTGGGCTTGGTATGCTTGAGCCCGGCAAGGCCCTTTTTCTTATACCTCTTTATATAGCGGTAGATGGTGGCTGCGGTTGTGTCGTGTTTCAGGGCCACGGCCTCGATCCACGCGCGCTTCTTCCACCCCCTGGGTGTCTTCATGGCCTCCTGCACGATCCTGACACACCGGGTGATTTTGGGGCTTCTGAGATCGTTCGGCGAGAGGGCCGTCTCGTCGGACCAGATATTGTCTCTATTTACAATGTCGAAATTCGGGGTTTTTATTAAGGAGAGCTTTTCTGCTGCGGCAAGTGCCGCCTCAGGTGCCAGTGCGGGGAGGATAGCCGGCGGGAGGGCCTCATTTTTTTCAATGTATGCTTTTTGTGCGTCGGGCGAGAGGCAGGAGAGGGCGATCTCCGTTTTCATGCCGCCGTTGCCCCCGCCTTTATCCGATTTTACATTTCTGATGGATTTGTAGTGTCCGGCCTTGATTCGACGTTGAATTGCTCTTTTTGTCATTTTTTCGAGTTCGCCACCCTCTTCCGCAGTCAACCAGATCTCTTCCATAATCAACCCTTCGATATAACAAAATAAAATCAGCTAAAAAGACTTAACTTTTCCTTATTTTTAAGGTTCGCCACCTGTTCGCCACCTCCCGCTGGGTGGCGAACCGTGTTTTCACCCAAATTCTCATTGGTCTGCACACATATGCGGTATTCATCCATCACTAGCTCTAAGGCAGCATCGCTGCTGATTGTATGCCGTTCGCTAACAATCCTGGCGATATCCCGGAACCGTTCACCTCCGTTAAGCCCCACCCGGATCTCGCTCCGGATCGCCGCCTCCCTTGCCCCGTTGAATTGCCCGCTTGCGGGCACGCCGTCAGGCGATTCAACCGGGGTTGCCGGCGTATCTTTCCGATACTTTTTCTCACCTTCAGGCCTTTTACCCTGAGCCTGTCGAAGGGCAGCCTTCTTAACCTTTAGCGTCTTTTTTCTGCTGCTTCTCTTTCCCATCCGGTTCCCTCATCTCCTCCAAAAATATCAATCGTTTCTGTCGCTGCTTCTGGAGCTTTTTGATCTCCTCCTCGATCTTCTTTATCTCCGACCGGAGCGCCTCCTGACCTGGGAGCACGAAAACGCCGGCCTTTTCCGCCAGGAACCGCAGCGGCTCGTAAGAGCCCACGGCCTGGCAAAAGGCCGGAAGGAACTCCGCCGGGAAGCGGTGGTAGTCCTTGGACTCCGCCGTCCATGTGTCGAGCATGTATTTGCTGATCTCCTGGTTGACCAGGGCGCTCATTCTGCCCGCGATCTCCCAGCGGGAGAGAGGGCATCGCTTGATGCACTCGGAGATGATCCCCTGGAGCTGGTACTGTACATTGAGGCTTCCGGGTGCTGAATCGTCAGGAGCGTTGAGGCGTGAGATAAGCTCAAGGAGGCTGTATTGACTATCAGTTTTTTTCCGAAATTTAGACATTGCCATTGAAAAAAATAAAGGTTATAAAATACCAAGGGCCTTGAGCCGCTTGCTTTTTTCGGCTTCGACCTGGCGCTCGATCTCCTCCGCGATCAACTTTTTAAGGAAGAAATCGGAGCCCGGCCCCCAGATCAGCTCGTAGGGGCAGCCCAGCCAGGCGGCGATCTTCTCGCGGACTCTGCGGGTCTCGCGGAATTTTACGCCGTTCGGCGTTCTGATTGGTGCCCGGATCACAACCTTCTGAAAGCTGTGATACCCGACACCTGCCTGCTGTGCCGCCTTCTGCAGCGTCAGGCCCTTGGCTTTTATTAATTGTTTGATTAGGGTCATGGATAAATGGCCTTTATGCGCATTCTCATGCGGCTAAGGTTTGATTGATGAAAACAAGGCTCATAAATGCTGACCTTTTAAAAGCCGTATGGGATGAAAGTGTTAAAAGTGTTCTTTTTCCTGATGTCCTGGTAAACACATTGAACCCTCAAAAAATCATTGATGCCCAGGGTGAAAATTTCCCGGCTATACGTGAGAGCCGCCGGAATGAAATAGACGCAATAATTGATGACCTGGTAAGCTCCGATACACCTGAAATGCTTTCTGCAAGGCTTCTTGAACTTGATCCCATGATAGCGGCCCTCTATTTTGACCGGATTCAGGCTGCGAGCTTTGCCCTTGAGACCTTTGACCTTGAGACGGTCGAGATCCCTGAGTCGTGGTACACGTTAACTTTGCTTCTGCTTCAGCAAAAATCGTTTCAATGACGCTCATGACGGTTGCTCCTTTTACCGTCTATCGTTGTTTTAAATTTAGACTGTAAATCCTTTATAAAATCGAACATCGGATAATGTCAAGTAAAAAAACGATCATCGATAAAAATAATTTAAAAAATTTTGGTATTCGTTTTAGATCCTTGCGGGAAACGCTTGGTTTAAAACAATATAAGATGGCTGAATTATTAGGAGTTTCTAAGAATTTTATATCTGATATTGAGCTCGGTAAAACATCAGTAAAAATGCC